TTAGGTGTAACGACTAATAAAATAGATAGGATGTATGATAGAATACAAAGTTTACTAGATCAAAACAAAATAAGAAAGTTTAGTTTGTTTACAAGTATAGAAGGTTGGGGAGAACAAGCAGAATATATGCGTACAGGATTGAAATGCGATCATTGGGAGCGTAATTTTACACAAGCAATTGAAAGAGGATTCAAAGTTAATATTATGTGTACTTTCAATGTATTGTGTGTAGCAACCTTTCAAAACTTTTTACAACGTGTAATGCATTGGCGAAAAATATACGGAAAAGAAGCATTAGCATTTGACACACCATATCTAAAAGAACCACCGCATTGGATGCTGAATATATTGCCTGAGCCTTTTAACAAGTATATGGATAAGCATCTAGCATATATGAGCAATAATAAAGATTATTTTACTAGTGTAGAAATTGCAAAAATGCAAAGAGTTCGTGACTATATGTTTCAAAATCCTGTCGATACGAATAAAATTAAACAAGGACAAAGAGACTTTTATAGTTTTTTTACAGAAAATGATAAGCGCCTCGGAACTAATTTATTAAAAACATTTCCTGAGTATACAGCGTTTTATGATTATTGCAAGGGAGTTTACGACTCATGGAAATAATGACATCAGGTTGTAGTTTTACAGCAGGTGATGAACTTGTAGAACTAATACCAAATTATTTACAATCAGGACCTGATCCTAAACTATCAGCAAAGCATCAAAAAAAATTAGGAGATTTTTGGAACAAAGATAGAAAAAAATATAAAGAAGTATTAGAGTTGCAAAAAACAAAAGCCTGGCCTGCAAAATTAGCCGAAATTGATAGCAAACTTGAAATACAAAATGTTGCACAAGGTGGAATTAGTAACGAAGAAATATGTTGGCGTGTGTTAAAACAAATGGCAAGAAACTTTAGAAAGCCTGATTTAGTAATAATAATGTTAACTGCACCTGTAAGGTTTGGACACGGTATGCACAGTGAGGAAACACAATATAATTTTAGAAGTTACTTACCGTCGTCACCTAGTTGGCTAACAAATTTAATTATTGAACCAGATAGTTATGACAACTTATGGAGAACATTAAACACAATAAGTGGTACAAAAAAAATATTAGAATCAAGAAACATACCGTATATTATTGTTGATAGTGGCATGGCGGCATTTTCTGTAAACCAAAACAAAAAACGTGAAATAGAATTATACAAATTATTAGATGTGAAATTAAATTTTGGAGATTTAATGATAGAGCATGAAGATTTACATGTACGATTACCGGGTGCTCATCCAACTGAACAAATGCACAAAATTTTTGCAAAGGAGTTATACAAATGTATGATGTCATATATGTAGGATCAGATAAGAAAAATTATAACTTACATAAAAAACAAATACCTGTTCTTAAGAAAGCAAACAATTTTGATCATGCTAAAGAAATATGTTTGACAAAATATTTTTATGCAATATGGGATGATATAAAGGTAGACTATAATTTTGATTACACTGTAGATGATTACAGTACAGATTACATACATGTTTTTAAAAATGGCAAACACTTTGACGGAATGTGTTTATTTCCAAGAGGAGCAAATCCTAGCAAACAAGAACTTAATTATAGATTTTTTGCAAAGAAAAAACAGTTAGATATACAAGCAAGTAATCCTATAATACCAAAATATGATATTGTTATGATTAGTTACAAAGAGCCTACCGCCGACGATAATTTTGCAATACTTACAGAAAGATTCAAAGCACAACGAGTTGACGGAGTTACAGGAATACATCAAGCTCATATAGCCGCGGCAAAAATTGCAACAACTGATATGTTTTATATTGTAGACGGAGATGCAACGATTGTTGATGAATTTAATTTTGATTATCAAGTCGAAGCATGGAACAAAGATGCAGTGCATGTATTCCGTAGTCAAAATCCTATTAACGATTTAGTTTATGGCTACGGCGGAGTAAAATTATTTCCTAGACAAAAAACAATAGATATGAATGTTGATTCAGCAGATATGACTACAAGTATTAGCAGTAAATTTAAAGCAGTAAGTCAAATGTCTTGTATAACAAGTTACAATTCTACTGAATTTGCAACATGGAAAAGTGCATTTAGAGAATGTTGCAAACTAGCAAGTAAAATTATTGATAGACAAAAAGATGATGAAACAAATGAAAGGTTAGAAATTTGGTGTACAAAAAATAACGGAGCACCTTTTGGTGAATATAATTTAAAAGGAGCAAAGGCAGGCAGACAGTACGGAATAAAAAATAAAGGAAATAAAGAAGCCATAAAAAAAATTAATGACTTTGAATGGTTAAAGGAGCAATTTAATGCAAACACATGAATTATTAGATAGATTTGAAATATTGTATCCTAGAAAAAGTGTGCTATCGGATTTACGTAGGGCAGTTATTGATAAAGACCTAAGCAGTGTATTTAGATTGTTGCCTGAAACTATAACAGGTAATACTGAAGAATTAAGAAAAGCAGTATTAGAAAAAAACATACACAGCATTTTTAGATTAGCAGATGATGACGAATTACGTAAACTTATACTAGAAGAAAACATATGGAAATTATGGCCGGTGTTAGATAGATATGTAGAAACACATTTTGTAGATGCATTTAAAAATTTTTATGTTAATCAAACAAAAATAGATGATGATTGTTTTAGTAGAGGCCAATTAGAAAGTAAAATTTGGTTAACAAAAGAATTAAAGAAAACAATAAATGATTTAGGCACTGTATTTTTATGTGCAGGTTGGTATGCTACACTTAGTACAATGTTATTTGAAAAAGGATTTAGAATAGAAAAATTAAGAAGTTTTGATTTAGATCCTAGTTGTGTACCGATTGCAAAAATTTTTAACAAGCCTTGGCTGAAAGATGATTGGAAGTTTCAAGCAAGCACAGCAGATATATTAGATATAGATTACAATACTCACACATTTACAGTCAATAGAGCAGACGGTACTGAGTGTGAACTTACAGATATTCCTAACACAATTATTAATACAAGTTGTGAACATATAAAGGATTTTAGTAAGTGGTTTAGTAAAATACCACAAGGTAAATTAGTCATTTTACAAAGTAACAATTATTTTGAAATTGAAGAACATGTAAATTGTGTTAATAATATTGATGAATTTGTGTCTTCTGCTCCTATGCGTCACCTAATGTATAGTGGAGAATTACAACTTCCTAAGTATAAAAGGTTTATGGTAATTGGATATGTATGATTTAATTTACGCAAATGGTGATAGTTATACAGCAGGTGCTGGATTAGCACAAGAGTTGTATTGGGACATGGAACCTTTATCTGGTTTTGATGTTACAGATCAAATTCGTATAGAATCAGATAATAGAAAGATGCGATGCAAAGACGATTGGCAAAACTTAGAAAGGCAGAGATCATATCCTTCGTCACTAGCAAACCTAGCCAATTTAGATATAATTAATAATTCTCAATCAGGTGCAGGCTTAGGACAAATAGCATTTACAGCTATACAAGATTTAACATCATTAAGCAAACAACATGATAGAATACTTGCTGTAATTGGTTTAACAAGTCCTAAGCGAATATTTTTTCCAAGGAGTCCTAGCAATACTTTATTATGGAATCATATTACAAATAAAAGTTACCTCAAAACTTGGGGTGCTGTTCTTCAAAAGTATGCAGATACATTTACAACTAGCCAACTTGAATTGTATGGTATAATGCATTTAGTATCATTAATACAAATCTGCGATTGGTTGCATAATGTAGATATGGTATTAATAGAAACACCAGCATATAAAGTTAAAGATGCAGATCCAAATAATCAATACAAAGTTTTAAAAGATAATATAGGACCTAGGATTATAGATACACTTGTTCCTAACTATGATAAAAAACAAAAAATACATTTAACTTGTAATCATGTAATAAAACAGTATCATGACGATCTCGCTACAAGGATTTATAAAAGGTTATGGAAAAATTAACATTAAGACAGTTGCAGACTGAAAGTGCAAGAGCATTAAGCACTATGCAAGCAACAAATAACAATATTTGGCAGTTTAACAAACAAGCTCACCACAATAGTGAAAACTGGTATAAAGCAGTGATTGATTGGTATGTAAATACATATGGTGATTTGCCTAGTAAAGTAGGACCAGGTAAGGATGTAAAGTTAATATTAGATGGAAGCTAAGATTATTATAGAAGATAACATAGTGCGGAAGCAATTAGGTAATCATAAATGGCCTAAACCAATTTATGATATGTATATGATGTTTTGTCATGATAAACCCTATTGTATGAAAGAACTGCATTGGGAAAATGACAAAGAATACACAATGGAAAAATTAGATATTATATGCACAGTGCAAGAAGCATTAGAAAAGCCACATCATTTTCCATTAAATAAAAAAGTGCTTCTAGATATAATGATAACTTACAATCAAATTTATTTAGATTGCTTAAAATTTAGCAAAGATAATTTGAAACAAATGTATTTTATGCATCGTGATATGGGTATGCAAAACTTAGTAGTTACATATGATTTAGAAGTCAAATTAATTGACGTAGATGCGTTTGAAATAACACCTTCATTAGTGCCATGGAAGTTTTTGAACACAAATGCTACAGTCCAATGGCTAGTAAACGAAAAATTACCACATGTACCAGTATAAAGATATAAAGTCTATTCATTTAGAAGTAACACAAAACTGTCAAGCCGCTTGTCCTATGTGTGATCGTAATATGAATGGCGAAGGAGTTAATCCACACATTAATCTTGACGAGTTAAGTCTTGAAGATTGCATGAGAATATTTAAAGGATCTTTTATAAGTCAATTGAACACAATGTATATGTGTGGTAATTTAGGTGATCCTATAGTAGCAAAAGATACATTAGAAATATTTGAATATTTCAGAGACCACAATCCAAATATTTGGTTAGGTATGAATACTAACGGTGGTGCTAAAAATGTAGAATGGTGGCAGAAGTTAGCAAAAGTTTTTGATAAAAAAGGTGCTGTAATTTTTAGTGTAGATGGATTAAAAGAAACAAATCATATCTATAGACAAAATGTTGTTTGGGATAACGTTGAAAGAAATATGAGAGCTTTTATTGACGCAGGTGGTAGAGCACGTTGGGATTATTTAATATTTGAACATAACCAACACCAAGTTGAAGAAGCAGAACGTCTTGCAAACTTATGGGGCGTAGAAAAATTTATGAAAAAGAAGACTGGAAGATTTATTGACACAAAATCAAACAAGAAAGAAAAACATCAAGCCAAAGACCGTAAAGGCAAAAATACAACCGAGCTTAAAAAACCAGAACAAAAATATCAAAACAAAGCTCTTACAAAGCAAGAAGCAATACTTAAAAAATACGGCAGTATGGACGCTTATTATGATGCGGCTCCTATCATTTGTAAAGTTAAAAAAGAAAACAGCCTGTATATCTCAGCAGAAGGATTAGCATTACCTTGTTGTTGGACAGCAGGAAGAATGTATAAATGGTGGCATAAAGATCCTAAGGTTGAACAGATATGGGATTTCATTCCTGATAAAACAGCATTAGATGCTCGTAATGGTTTAGATAAAGTTTTTAACACAGGAATCTTTGAAGATATACAAAACAGTTGGAATAAGGACAGTTGTAGCGAAGGGAAACTAAAAGTATGTGCAATGAAGTGTGGCGTCGAGTTCGATCCTTTCGCAGAACAATTCAAATAAGTACAGTATGAGTGAAAAGACTTTACCATCAGAAACTTTCTGTGCTTTACCTTGGTTGCACTTATCTAGTCGCCCCGACGGTAAAATGAGAACATGCTGTACATCAAATGCAAGTAGTGTACAAGATCCCGATTCAAATAAGAAAATAGGAGGCGGAGAAGTTGGAGTTGTTAAAAATGACGATGGAGTTCCTGCTAATTTTAATCATACTACTTTAGAAGAAGCATGGAATAGTGGCTATATGCGTAACGTTCGCAAAATGATGTTGCGTGGAGAAAAGCCTGCTAGTTGTTTAAAATGTTATAAAGAAGAAGAAGCAGGACATCTAAGCAAACGTAACTGGGAAACACAGTATTGGGGACACAGATTTGATATTGATGAGCTTGTTGCCGAAACTAATGAAGATGGCAGTATTCCTCCTAAGATAAGATATATTGATTTACGTTTGGGAAGTAAATGCCAACTTGCTTGTGTGATGTGTTCACCACATGATAGTACAGGTTGGATTAAAGAATGGAATGAAATATATCCACAAATACAAAATGAAAAATTAAAAAATACAAGTGGCTGGCATAACAAAGGTCGTAACGATGGAGCAAGTTATAATTGGCATAAAAACAATCCACGTTTTTGGAACGATCTTATGGATCAAATACCTCACATGTACCAATTGTATTTTGCTGGCGGCGAAAGTCTAATAATTGACGAGCATTATCAGTTACTTGAAGAATGTATAAAACGTGGACATGCAAAAAATATGGAACTGCGTTACAACTCTAATGCAGTCGAATGGCGTGACAATTTATTTGATTTGTGGTCTGAATTCAAACGTGTGCGTTTTCATTATAGTGTTGATGCTCTAGGACCGCAAAATGATTACATTAGATATCCTAGCAAATGGGATCATCAAGTTGAACAGATGTGGAAACTAGATGCAACAACTGATAATGTTGAAGTTACTACAGCAACAACTATTATGGCTTTGAATATTCCTTACATACCAGATTTTATCCAATGGAAAGTGGATCAAGGATTTAGAAAATGGAACAAATGGCCACTAGGTGCTGGAGGTATTAACATGCATTTTGCATATTGGCCTCCACAATTAAATGTAAAAACATTACCTTTAGATGTTAAAAAACAAGTTACTGAAAAATATGAAAATGAATTTTATCCTTGGTTGGAAGATAACTGGAGCAGATTTACAGGAGTAGCAGAAGCAGGTATTACTAAAGAACAATGGTTCAATGCTCCTTATGGTAAGAAACGTTATCAAGGTATTATTAAATTTATGAATGCAGAAGATTGGTCTGCACGTATGCCAGAGTTTCAAGAATATGTCAAGTTAATAAACAAGACAAGAGGCTTTGATAAATTTGAGGAAATATTTCCAATATTTAAAGGACATCTTTAATGGAACTTATACGTGTTGAACACAGCGCCAAGAAATATAAAACTTGGGTGCGTATAGAATGGAACATGGGTAAACGCTGTAACTTTGATTGTAGTTATTGTGGAGCAGATCTGCACGACAACACTAGCAAACACATGCCCCTAGAAAGTTTTGAATATACAATAAAAACATTAAGAGAATTTTATAAAGATAAAAAAATAAGAATGAGCCTTACTGGCGGAGAACCATTTGTTCATCCTAAAATTTTAGATATATTATCATTATTTAAGAAATATAAAGTAGATGAAACTAGTATTATTAGTAATGGAAGTTTGCCTCTTAACAAGTATGTCAAAGCACTAGACTATATAGACAACATTATTTTTAGTTGGCATTTTGAACACTTGCGTATAGATCATATGAAAAGTGTTTTATTAGGATTAAAAGATAGAGCAAAACATATTCATGTTCATCTAATGTATTTGCCTGGCAGACTAGACGAAGTAAAAGGTGTAGTAGGTTGGTTG